TTCATCTTCAGGAACCACACAAACGGCAGCGTCATGCACTGTTAGCACAGGACGATACTTTTTATTTACTTCTAACATCTGTTCACCCACAATAATTCTAGCAAGGGCTTGAACAACATTCTCAACAACTGATCCACCCCATATACTTACTTCCCCTCGTCTACTCTTATATAAGAATCGAGGTCTTGTCTCAGTGGTATCCAATCTTATTTTCGGATATCTAATATAAAGTCCGTTCGGTAATTTTATACCTTCTTGAGTAACTAATAAACACTGGTGCTGTCCAAGGTAGTAGGGCTTCTTTAATTCAGGCCATGAAGCTATGTCATGTAGAGCGTTCTCACAGTCACGCCACAACTCTATAACTTTCTCGTTCACATCTCGATAAACTTTAACCAGTCGTTTGCTTTCTTCTTCATCTATCTCAACTCCCGCCATCAACTTTAATGTCATCTGTAATTTAGTCGCCCCTGTGCCATACCCTAAACCTAGAATACAAGTCTTACCTACGGCTCGTTCTTGTTTAGTTATCTCTTCAACTGGCTTGTTATATACCTTAGATGCGAACTCAGAATAAACATCTCGCCCTTCTTTAAACCACTGCATGACATCGTTCTGACCTGCGAGCCAGACAAGCACTCGGGCTTCGATCTGTGAGGAGTCACAGTTAATAACTTTGTAACCCAGTGGGGCTACGACTCCATTCTTCAATGCTTTTTTCTTTACGTCTCTCGATGGTAGGTTTTGAAAGTTCACCTTGTCTGATCCTGCCCAGCGCCCTGTGTGAGCGCCGTAATACTTTAATGGAATAGGTAGTTTGCCTTTGTTCCTAGCCCCAATACCAAGAAACCTTTCAATACGAGATTCCTCAATAGTAGATTTCGTGCCTAACCTTACCCGACAAAGTTCTTGGATAAAGCTATCCTCGTGTTCACATAGTTCTAGAAAGCCCGTGTCGCCTTTTGCAAGGGCATAGGTTTCTTTGTTTGTTGTTGGACTTATCTTCAGTGGCACAGTTACACCAAGTTCTTGCAATAGTTCAGCAAACTGTTTGTTACTGGCTAACTTCTTCCTTACTTCTTCTTCGGTCTCACATTCTAGTCGACTCATCAGCCCACCAAGCAGTGCTTGTTTTTCTTCTCTAACTTCTTCGAGCCGTGCTTGTAATAATCCATCATCAACTTCGAGCAGTGGCTGTGTATACATACGCAAAGTCATGTCAATTAATTCTAGTTCTTTTTGTGGGAAGTCTTTAGATAGAATGTTAAATAAGTTATAAGTCAGCTCGACATCATTCTTACAATACATTCCATACCGGTGTAGTTCATGCTCTTGGAAGTCCTCAAGCCGTTTGCCTTTTGCATCAATTACTTCATGGCCTTTTTCCCCAAGATCATAATGTTTAGCTAAGAAGGCTAACGATCCACCAACATCAACGCCATTGACTGCACGAGCCATAGACAAAGTATCAAAGTATATAGCAGGGTGAATACCAAAGATCATACTGAGAATAGCGCCATCAAACAGCGTGTTATGACAAAGTAAAACTGAATCGCCCCAATTAATTTTAGTAAGGGCTTCCGTTACTTCATCACCTGAATACCACTTGGTAGAGCCATCATTAATTTTTATACCCACTCCGATAATTTGAAATCGCTCATCTCGGATATATTCTTCGGTAGTTAAATTGGATAGACTAAAACCAACATCATAAAATGTTTCAAAGTCCAGTGTGATTAGATTCATTTATTTTTGTCTTTCTGCTGTTTGCAATAACCATGTGCGTCTAGTGTGAAACCACACCACCATTTTTTATCTGAATAATATTTAGCGGGACTTTTGCATTTCACGCATTTGTTTCCATAAGTTTTGATAGACATCGGCTTCTCTTTTAGTCCTTGGTGTTAATTGAATTGCATTATGGGGCTGAAAAAAACGATACCCTTGTTTAAGATTCTTTTCCCATACCTTTACTGTTTTTTTGCTCACGTTCATATTCTCTCCGATCTTTCTTAATCTGTTTAATTCTTTCGCGTCTAGTTTCATTTGACATATAAAACCAATTTGATAAGTCCTCGTAGGTGCGAAAACAACTTATACATCTTGGCTCCCCATTAATTTCTTCGTAGCGACATATATCTGTGCATGGACTAACTATACCTTTCTTGTTCATCTCTGCACTCCACGCTACACCATCGGCGTTTATCTTTCACGGGCTCACCACACCAAGTGCATTTGCCTGTGTCGTTTTCTTTTACTTTTGTATCAAGTGTTCTCATTGTAGCATCTAATGCTTTTTGCACTTGCTCATTAGCTATATCAATCTCATCTGCCACTTAAACTTCCTAAATTTTTCATCCACGGGGTGTTAGTGCTTTTTGTCATTTTTTTCTTTGGGACTTTAACACCAGCCTCATACATTTGGTCAAGCACTTCACCTTTGTATCCAGTCCACTGTGTAATTTTTGTGCGAGTAGCATTTGGAAATTTTTTTAATACTTCTTCTACTCGTGCTACTTTTTCTTCAAAACTTAATCTTCTATTATCTTTCATAATAAACATTCTCCTACTAAATTAAATAATTCTTGTTGTAAATTTTTCTTAGGCTTGGTTTCTAATTTTCTTATATCAAGAAAAGGTTTTTCTTTTCGATACCAAGCATACTCAGTTTTAGACATACGAAGTTTACGAATGATGTTCCCTTCGTCATCATAGATGGCGTGTGTAAATTCAATCATTGATTGTCTCTGACTTTCTTCCTTAGTTTTTGTAGATAGTAATCAGCTTTATCAAGATCTTCAATACCATTCTTTAATGCGAACCGCCAAACATATTTGATTACATTAGCTACGCACACTGCTACGATACCAACTAATCCCATTGTCGCTGATTCTATTGCGTCGATACACTCGACCTTACCTTGAGTGTAATGTTTTGGTTTGTTTACTACATCATCTTTTGCCATTGGCTACCTTTCTTGGAAGAACAGGCATACGAACTTTAACCCAGTCATTTTTTCTTTCTACTACTGTCCATGTTGAGTCTGCATTTTGCATAGCTTCGTGAACCCATCTTTCCATAAATTCCATATCATAAATCCTCTAAAAGTTTAACCAACTCGTCCATGTTACCTTCATTTACGACGATTGCCAATCCTTGATTTTTACGAATTTGTGTGATATTTAGATCTTGCAGTGCAGTGGTTTTCCCCCCATTTGCTTTACATTCGATCCCAATGAAGTGACCTTTATAACAGGCGATTATATCAGGAACTCCCGATCTACCATAACCGCCTGTAAAGGCATAGAAGTGATAACACCCGAACCCGTCAAGTATTTTTTTTACTTGCTTTTTTACTTTAGCTTCAGGTGTCATATTGTTGGAATGATACTTAAGTCCGTCCCACTGGAAGTCCACAGAGAACCCCCATCGTTACCCTCGTCATCAGACATAGGCACAAGCCAGTGTCCATCATCAAACTCGATCACGAGTGGGCTACGATACCAACCAAGATCTTCTTTTTCAGACTCAGTTAAATATCGCACCCGTCTTACTGTTTTACCCACAAGAAAGTTTGAGGATTTATTTCCCCAATGCTCTCTCAACTCGGCACTGCTCATTTTGTGTAACTCTTTGCTCACTGAAGTGTCTCCTTATTTCTATTGAACTTAATTATAATATTGCCTTCTCGATCTCTTAACTGTTCCCAGTTATCATGCCCGAACATTTGATAACAATACTCGTCAAGTAAATCACTTGGAAAATCCATACTTTCTCTCCTTAATCTTCACAGTTTCCATTAATACACGCCTTACCCGATAGTATCTCGTCCTCAAGATCTTCTATCGCATCTTGTTGGGCCAAGTGTGATTGTGTTTCTGTCAGCCTAACAAAAACAGGCTTAACAACTTCTGTAAGTTCCAGTTTTACCTGTAACCCCCGATCTATAACATGATCTGCCACGACAGATTTAATATAAGACTCAGGGTTAATATCTTCACCCCAACTTTGTATCTCTTTTACCTTGTCATCAGGCATATCAATTTCCATGACAACGCTAAACTTCTTCATCTAAATATCCTTCCTCTTTTAACTCGGTATAAAACCGATCACAAATAAATTCATACGGATCACCATCTCGTCCTTTCATAGTTCCATAAGGCATATCTTCCATGTATCGATCAAATAAAACATATTCTAGATCTCTATCAAGATCACCTTTTGCTACAAAACGATTAACTGATTTCCAGTATTTTCTAATGATTCTTTCTAACTCTGATTTGTATTCCATAGGTTACCCCCATAAATAAAACCCAATTAATAAACCAAACAAAACTAGAACAGCCCTTCTCACCAATCGATCTGCTCTGTTTTCTCTCGGCACAATAACATAATCACCAAATATAACTTCAGGATCATGCTCTAAATTTTTACATTCACGATAGTCTTTCATGCGTTCACCTCTCTTTCGTCAACGCACTCGTGATCTGATTTTAGATAGACTGTGCTATCCTCGTCAATCTGATAATAAGCGAATCCTTTTTGACATATTGCGTGTGGTGGATCAGGGTAAATAAGTGTTTGAATTTCTTGGTATAAATATAACAAGTATCCCCCCATCACCATAGCAACCCCCAATAGTATAGCTAACAATGCTTGGCTCATAATTTTCCTCATCTCACTGAATACAACAGTGCGTGTTTTAAGTCGGTCATTGAAGTAGGAACACACTCCCAATCTTGAAACTGGGTGCAGAATGCTTCGCAGTCATCTTCATGCTCAAATGCAAGTGTGTCTATAATTTTATTTTTCTCTAGCTTTATTGCTATAAATATTAATTTGCCAGTCATTATAATATCTCCCATGCCACTTCAACTGCTCGTTCTTCTATCTTATCAAGAACAAACTCAGGTAAAGATTGAATATAGTTTTCGCCATCTATACATTTAGTTATTGATTGTAAGTCAACTTCAATGTCAGGTGGATCATCTCTTGAATACGGATAGAATAAAACATCTGCTGAAACTTCTAACTCTATCGGCGTATCATCTTCCTCGTAGGTTTTAAAAACAAAATCAACTATCATTTTCGTCCCCATTAAATTTTTTAACTTCTTCAAAACACTCCACCAATTCTGAATCAGTCATGTTATTAAATCCCTTGAATCCATTTAACAAAGTGTGTGAAATCCACCCGTCAATTTCACTCATGGGCATTGATGAGAATGTATTCATATCAAACTTCATCAACTCTCGTATTACATAAGTCCGATCGAAATCGTCCCCATTAACTTTAGTATCACTCACAAGAACTCTCCTTTTGTTATGTAAGTCTTATTACACTACTCTCTTTTGGATATGTTGTAAAGTGTCTTTTTACAGACAAAAAAATACCCTCTTTCGAGGGTAATAAAACGGACTAGGTAAGGACTAAAAACCCGTCCAGTTTTTGATTGGTTTAGTATTCGTGTTCTTGGTCATCAAAAGCAACCACTGTATCTTCGTAAGCCCCTTTTAAATTTATAAATTCTTGCTTCGCTTCTTCAGGCGTGTCTGCATAAATAATTTCATACACTTCCCCCTTAACATAATATCTTTTTGCCATTTTTAGTTCCTTTCACTAATTTTTAACGCACAGAATCGCTCTGTGTTGCATTTTTAAAGAGAGGGTAAGGCATAGCCCTACCCCAAATATTGCTAGTATCCCTGTTGCTCTAGCATATCGATATACTCAGCCATCTCTTTTATCTGATGGGCGATCTCTGTTCTCGACTTGTCAGCCAGTTGCTTCTCGATCTCGTCCACTGAAGCAAAGATGTAGTCCTCGTATACGCCATAGGTATGATCTGCATAATAGCCGAACTGCCCACTATCGTCCCACCACGAACTAGCTTTCTTAGGCTCTCGCTCGATCGGGAACTCGATCTCATGCCACTGGGTATCGATCAGGGTATCTCGAAGTCGCTCGACAAAGTCCATGTCTTGTGTTTCCTTGCTCGAATGTTGGTCAAGATAGCCCACTGATATGTTCGTGCATTCAGGGATCAAGTGAACGAACTCAGCCGTATCGGTATAAACGCCCCCCTTGTCCAATTTAAACTTATCTCGGTCAGTCGATAAAACCTGAGATAACTTTGTGCCGAACTCGTCCGAACAACACCTCGAACTTTGCTGATGGGTAATCACGCTATCAAACCCTTTACGATCAAATGCTATTGCACAGTCGAACTCAGCTAGATAGTCAGCATATTCTTCAGCCATAGCCCCTGATCCGATACAACCCTTTTCCTCACCTCGAAAGAATAAGTAAGTCCCATGAACATTATGCTCGATCATCTGTAACATAAGCCATACCCCCGTGCCGTCATCAGCACCAAGACAATCTTGTTTTGGATCGACAAACGCCGTCTTAGTTAAGTCATCAATCCATACCTCTTGTTTAACTCGGTCAGGCTCGGTGTGGTGGACTGTGTCGATATGCGAAGTCCATAAGATATTAGTCTTAGCCCCCTCGATCTTGTTCTCGTATTTAAAGGCTATGACTTCACCCTTAATATTGCAGACTGGATCAAACTCGGTCATGTAATCTCGGATAAACTGCTTCTCACCCGTTGAATCATGTTCTCGTCTATAAGTTAAAATATCTTGTAATGTGTTATTCATAATAAGTCCTTTTCTAATTAAATATAAATGGGGCTATGCCCATGTTGTTTAAGTCAAACTTCTCAATCCAAAAGCCGTCAGGTAACTCGATAGCTAAATCTCTAAGAGCATACTCGTAGTTCGTATCAAAAATAGTGGATAGTTTAACTAAGTTATCTAAGTCTTTTACTGCCCATATTTCGCCCCCACTTTCGTCAGCGACTAACTCACAATCTTCTTTGAGCCAGTGTGAATCTCGACTTTCTGAATAGACAACATCACCCATCTCACCATCTTCAGCATAGTATTCGCCGTCAGATTCGCAATAAACACAGTCGCTAGGTAGTCGATAGTTATCTACATTTTCGCACCAGACAAAATCATTGTCGATACAATCATCACAATATTCCCGATCGTAGTATTCAATGTATCTTATATCGTCTTCGTGAGTATCGTGGTCGCACATGTCACAATACCTCGTGAATTCTTCTTCATCTTCCTCACAAGTATTGCCTGAAGTGTTTGTCAGTGAGTAATCCCCATCATCACCAATAATGAGATATTCGTCCTCATCATCTAAGTGAGCCTTCTGATACTCCCCGTCTACATAAGGTGCATAGTAGTGATAGCTATCATGCTCGTATTCAACGGCTTTTAATAACGCCCCCTCGAGACAATTTACACTGTGGGTATAGCCTTGTGATTCAAGCCAGTTCCTCAGGTATTGCCCCTCTGCGTTTCCGTTTGGATCAGGATACACTCGAACATAGTGTTGACCTCGAACGATCGCTCGACCTATTGTAGTCGCTCGACCTGTATCATTATTAGTTCGATATAGGTAAGCCAGTCTCATATCCGACTTCTCATGAGCATAGCTTTTTATTGCCCGTTCGCAGAAATCCTTAGCCATACAACTGGATACAGTCGTGTGATTGTAGTATGAATCCCACCACCCTTCAGGATCGTTACTTTCACGCCAGTCTACTTTCCAACCCTTCCTTGCTTCCAACTGGGAAAAGTGCCAATCGGTCAACTGTTTAATTTCTTTTTCTTCAAGACAAAACAAGGCTTGGTATTTGCGTAAATATTTACCCAGTCTTGTCCTGACTTCCCGTCCCTCTTTGTAATGTCGAAGTGATGGATAATAAGCCACCTGATATGGATCGTCCACTGAGATATGCAGTGCATGAAACCAACATGAAATCCAACTTAGTTTAGACCGAACATCAGTGTTTCTAGGATCAGCAACTTCAAGTGTTCTATCACTTTCACGAGATAATGGGTTAAAACAATTTTTCTCATGGTTACGAATAAGTATCGGATCGTCTATTG